AAAATTAATTGGAATTAATGAAACAACTTTATATAGACATCTTAATGGAGATTGTGCAATCTCAAGAAACATTGCCATTAAATATGGAAAAGAATTAAATTGTGATCCAATAGAAATTCTTTTTAAACAAAAGGAACTAAATGAATAAAACTCAAGAAGAATTAATACAAGAAGCATTTGCATTTTATAATGGTGGTAAAGGATTAGATCATTGGTCTTATAGTTCTACATCATCACCATTTTCAAAAAATATAATTAATTATTCTTTTTCACAAAAAGTAAGAAGAAATTTTGTATTTAGATACAAACCTACATTCGGAAATTTAGTTAACAACACAGTTCAAAGATTGATAGGTGATGTGATATGGACATCAGAAAAAACCAAAGAAGAAAAATGGGATAGAGATTACCAATTAAATTTTGATAAAGAATTAAAAAACATCAAAACAAAACCACCGGTAGATGCTAAAGATGAATTTGCTAGAGAAGAAATGTTAGACTACGCACATAATTGTATTGGTGTAACTAAAAAGGTTGTGCAAGATATAATTGGAGATGAAAAATTAGTTTGTGAAAGAGCAGTAAGACATCAAGAAATAACTATGATAAAACCTATTATTGGTCGAATAGATTATGAAACTAAAACAAAATTTATAGAATTAAAAACTAAACCACCTAATATTAGAAAAGTTAAAAACAAAGAGGAATGGAAGATGAGTACGCAACCATTACCTACTGAACCTACGTTTGATAATTTAACTCAAACTGCTTTTTATTTTTTTTGTACTAAGAAAATACCTTATTTAGTTTATGCGAATGACAAAGAACATATTATCTTTGACCAATCACATGAGTTAATGAAGAAAGACCATCTGGAACATCTTTACTTTAAAATGTCTGAAAAAATACTTTTTTGGGAAAAGATGATAATGTATTGCAAAGGCAATATACAAGACCTTGCAACAATGTGTGAATCACCCGACCTAAATCATCCATTTTATTATAAAGATTTGGCAGATGTACAGTTACAATTAATAAATAAACTGTGGGGAATGAAACATGAGTAAAATAACAATCAACAATAAAAACAAAGGAGAACTATGTCTTGGTTAATACTTAAAACAAAAGTAATAGGAACTTACACTTTTATATACGCACAAAAAGTATGGGGTTTATTACCATTCTAATAATAACAATAACAAAAGGGAAAACATGAAGAAGAATATATATCAAAAATTACATTCAGCTTGTCTTGAAGCTGGTAGTGTAAAAAAAGCAGAAAAAGTAAAAGGGATGCACTTTAATCCATTATTACATGATGCAGTACAAGAAACAGCAACTCAAGCATTATTAAATAATGGGTTGTATGCTACCTGTAATTACTTAACAGAAATAACAGATAAAAATATGGTTATGGTTGTTTGTACTATGAAAGTACATGACATTGATGAACCAAAAGATTTTGTTCTTGTTGATGGATGTTCAGCAATGGGAGCAATTGATAAATTTGGTACGGGTCAAGCCATGTCATACTCAAGAAAGTATGCGTTCTTAAATTTATTAAATCTTAAAACTGGGATTAAAGATGAGGATGGTTATGAAGCCAAACCATTTAAACAAAATTCTGTGGAGAAATCTACAGAACCTACATACATGGATGAATCTGTGAATGTAGATGAAATAAAAGATGAACTTAAAAATGCTAAATCTATACAAGGGTTAAATCTTGCTAAGAGTAAACATAGAGATAGTGTTCATTTTTTACTTAAAAACAATTTACGAGCATACAGACAAATAAGTGATGTTGCTGAAACTCGTGAATTACAATTAAATAATGTTCAACAATAGTTGAAGATAACAAAAGGAAATAATATGAATGAAGAAGTAATATGGGTAAATGTAGTACCTAATGAAAACAAGTCAGCAGACAATCATCCAGATTGGGTAGCACCAGCAAACCCTAAAGCACCAGAGGGAAAAAAGTGGACTATCGGCACAAAGATAGGGGAAACTTGGTTTAACCCTGCAGGATGGAATACAAAAGATGATGCAGGTAATTTGACAGGGGGAATTAAATTTAAATTAACTCCTAACTCAGCAAACTCTGCTTCACAATCACCAGAAAATAAAGGGTTTCCAAAAGCACCTATTTCTGGTAATAAACCAGAATACAAGTTTTAATTAAAAAAAGAATTTGTATAGTCTTAGAGGGGTTTTTTTCTTTCTTAGTTCCCTTCGTTAGTTTTCCTCTCTAAGACACAAAAAAAAATATGAAATATATAAACAGAGTTGTTAAATTTTTATCAAATATTTATTTGTGTTTTCTTTTTATATTGGCTTTGCCTATAATTATTATACATAAACTTTTATTTAAAAAATAATGGATAAAAAAATTGCAGATTTAGATAAACAAATTAAAGCTAAAATAATAGCTGATCGAGAAAAAGATTATGGTGATTATCAACATAATTTTTTTATGTTAGCTGAAATGTTTACATTAATATTAGCAGATAATTTAAAAAAAAGAATTAAACCACACCAAGTAGGTCATATTATGATGGCATTAAAACTTTATAGATCAACAAGAGGATATAAGGCTGATAACTATCACGATATGAGTATATACAATAACATGGCATTTGAACTACACAAAAAAGAGGTTGCCAAAAAGGATAAAATATGACAAAATATATACGAATCAAGTCTGGAGAGTGTAGTTTTAAACTAACAGAGGAGTTTGATTCAGTAGAGAAGGCTGCCAATGGTTCTAATGATGGAGCAAATGCAGAAGTAAAAATCGATAATGTTAAATTTGATTTTACAACAGTAAAAAAGGAGCAAGATGACGGAAACAAAAAATCGTCTACAGAAGCTGATGGACAAGCAAAGAAAAGCAAGTGAACAATATGTCCACACAGTTCAAAAGGCTAACAAGTTAAAAGCTGAAAGTTATAACTTAGCTTTAAAAGTTAGTGAATGTAGAGAACAATTAATGACAGCTTAGTTATTAATTTATTATTAAAAAAAACAAGAGGAACATGAGGGGATTTTATGACTAAAAATGTAAGGTTTAAAGAAATTAAACTTGCAATGAGAGCAGGACAATATTCAAATTTAAATTTAAGGGAAGAAAAAATATACAAGAACGCATTTGTTAATGGTTATAAATTAGCCAAACAACATTTAGAAAGAAACAAATATAGTTTATTAAAAATAGCTGGGTTTTCTTTCTCTTCACCACAAAAATCAACTATAGATAATATTATAGATTATATTTGTAAAAGATATGAAATATCAAAAGTAGAGTTGTTAAGCAAAAAGAAAACATTGGATATTGTTAGAGCAAGAAATATTATTCATAACTTGCTATCAGAAAAATACAAAATGAATTTAACAAATATTGGTAGGTATTTTAAACAAGATCACACCACAGTTTTACATTCAATAAGAATGAAACATAATAAAAAAAGATATTGGTCAGAGGAGCAAACTATATGGCAAGAGTTTCAAGAAATAAAAGAAGTATTGTAGGTGTTAATTGGAATTTAAAATACAGGTTAAAGATAGAAGATCAAGAGCATACTATAGATGATCTTAAATCCTACATTAAACAACTAGAAAAAAAAAATAAAAAATTACTTCTTAAATCCACTTAGCATAGACTTGTAAGACTTAGCACTTACAGTAGACTTAGCTTTTGTGTTTGATGTACCACTAGCTTTTTTTTTATTCATATTATAATACAAACCTTTTTTGGCTTTTGTTCCATCTTTTTTAGTGTGATAACCCGGCATAATTATTCCTTTTCATATGTTGCATCTTCTGCTTTTAGTTTTTGTTCTTCGCAGTAGTTATCAAAACAACTACCATCTTTTCCATCATGACAAAAGTGTTTTTTTTCTGCAGTTACAATCCAACCACCAGCATCACTTAGCATTTCTTTTTGACACATATTACACCAACCTACAGCCATTACAGCCTTAGTTTTATTCCATGTTTTGTTTACCATTTTTTGCAGCTCCAATATCCTGCAGTTAATACACTTTTCTTTGTATCACATTTATGTCTAGCTCTAAATGATTTTTTTCTTTTGGGATCAGATTTACCTATAGTCATATTAGCATCACCATATCTAATAAGTTTTATAGTATTTCCAGACTTAGCAAGTACAGAAAATTTTTTAGTTTTAGTTCTGTCATTTTTAGGTTTATTATAACCAGAAAATTTTTCACCTCTATAATCTATACTCATATTCTTTGTTTACTTTTACATGAAAACTTAGTGTACGCACCATATTTATTTACAAACTCTGGACTTAATTCTGATATTATTTCTTCTGAATAACTATAACCATAAACAGTACAGTTGTAAATATCTTCAAATTCTATTTGTGGAGTATCAATAACCTTACAATTATTACCGGCTGTTGTGCTACACATAACCATAAGTAATACAATTACTTTCATTTTAATATAAGTTTTACAATAGATTTTTCACCTAAATAAATTTCTGTTTCTGCTTTAGATTTAATACATTGATATTCTACGTTAGCATTATAAACTCTATTGGCTATTCTTTTACCTTTTAAACAATGTGACATTGATTCTTGTATTCTATGTTCTTTAATTTCACCATTAACAATCATCAATAATGCTACAACTACTTCAACCATGACTACCATTACCATTTTGTCTTACTTTATCTTTTATTTTTTCAATATCATTTAATGCTTTTTCTAATTGTTTAGTTACAAATTCTATATTAATTTTGTTGTGCATCATATCTTCTATTCTTTTTTCTAATTTTTCAGTAGTCTTATATAAATCTTCTAACAACATAAACTGCTCAGAATCCACAGTAGTCTGTTCAGATTTTTTTAATAAATCTGAGTTCATTAATTCTCTTGACGTTTCAAGGCTAGTTAATCTTGCTGTAATTTCTGTGTATGCAAAAGTACCTGCAACAATAGCAAAAATTATTCCAATCATATTTTTGATTGGCATACTTACTGGTGTGTCTTGTGATATTTTCATGGTGTAGGTATTGGTAATTCTCCTGTTAAGTCTTTAGGTATTATTAATTTTTTTTTTGATCCTATAAAGTTATCTCCCATTATTTTAATCTCTGGGTTTTCTTTTTTGTAATCATCTTTTAATTCATCCCAAAGACTACCTTCAGGACTTTTATTTTCTGGAATTACTATACCAGAACATTTTGCAACAATTAAGTGAAAGTTTGGATTGTATTTTAAAGTAGTATTTTTATTAACTTTCCCACACATTTTCATTAATTCTAATTGTTGTTTTAATTTTATATTTTCTTGCTGTGTTTTTTTAAATTCTTTTGTACAAGCTGAACCTAAATAATGTCTGTAAGTAAAACTTAATACGTCTCTATCGGTGTCGCTATCATAATTAGATGATGGACTATAATGTCTGTAATCATTTTCTTGTTCACTTGTTTCTATACGAACATCAAACGAACCTGTGTTACAAGTGTTATATCCATTGTTTAAATATTCATTTTTAGGATAAGCGGGATCAGCAAAAAAAGTTAGCATTGATAACATTAAAATAAGTATGGCTGTAAATTTGTAATTCATACTGAGACACTCCATACATTACCTATTTAAATCCTTAATATCGTAACTGTGTTCTCTAACTTGATCGGCTAAAGTTCTATATAAATTCTCTGCCATCTGCCATGTTGCTTCAGCAGAAGCTAATCTTGTATTTATATCTGTTAAACTTTTTTGTGCAACATTCAAATCTCTTTCAAGATTTACAATATGTTGTTCTGATCTATTAATTGTGTCTGTCAAGCCAACTATATATTTTACACCAGTAAAAGTTCCGAACAATACAGATGCTATAACCGGTATTAATACAAAATTCTTTTTGAATAGTTCTGCAATATTCATTCACAAAAACCTACTGTATAACTGCTATAACTAATAGAACGCCAACAATAATAACAACTTCTTTGTGGTCTGTCCAATAGTGCATAGCTGATGCTTTAATTTTATCAATCATATTTATCTCCTATACCTTCTACTATAAGATATTACTTACCCTGTCCACGATTTTTTGATTTACCTTTATGAAGTTTTCTAGACTTATTCATAGAAGATAACTTAGGTCTCCTACCTATAGAGGTTTTTTTTGGTATTCTTTCGTGGGGTTGATCTGCCACGTTGAATTTTACTCTTGCCATTTTTTCCTGTTTGTTGTGATAATAAACTTGTTTTCTTATTATACTGACTAACAGATGCTGTCATTATATTTCTACTCATTTTGGTTTACGCATAATGTCTGCACCTTTAAGTCCATAAATTGCCGAAATTACACCAATAAAAATTGCTTGATACCAATAAGGAAGCTGTTTAAAATAATCAAAAAATAAATCTAGTTTAATACGAATCTCTGGATCGTCAGAAAACACAGACCAAACCAATAACAACATAGGCATAGATACGAGAATGAGGACAAACTCATCCTTCCAACCATTATCATTACTTTCAATAACTTTCGCTTTATATTCAAGTTCACCTGTAGCCATCTTCTCCGCATGAACTGCTTGTGCTGAAGCGATATTCATACGAGTTTCTTGTTTCTTTTTATATATGTGACTACCAGCATTATTTGCTAATTTGATTTCACTAATCCACATTTTTCTTATCCTCTAATTTTTCTATTTTAGACAAAGCATAATCTAAGTCTTTAT